GACACCCTTCGGTATGCCCGCGTTCATTGCCGATATGGATATATATCCATTCAAAGCCAGGCACATCTTTGATCCACAACATTCCACGATGAAAATCGCCAAATCGATCTGAATATTTTTTATGCAGCCCGCCTTCTTTGCGCAAGGTTAATTTATATAGCCCGTCCGGGATTCGGGTTTCACCGTCAAGCTTTTGAATCCTTTTTGTATCTTCCAAGACAAAGCTGGCAAACTCGCCGTCGATATAAAGCACTCCTGCGGTACTTTCCTCTCCCGTACTGATACGCATCAATTGTAAATGCATAAAACCCTCCTCGAAACATGAGGTGCATACTTTTTTATGCGCCCTGTCAATATGAATAACGTAGGTGTCTATTCCGCATTTTTCACATATCATTTCTTAGCTTTATGGACTTTTTCCGGTTACCCTGAATAAGTTTATAAGCAGCAATACTACAATTCCCAAAAGACTAATGAGCGATGATGTTAATGTGCCTATTAACCATTTTTTCATTTCATTAATCTCCGTCCATTGACATTCGTTCACTTTTTTTAAATTCTCTATATCAACCTTTATGCCGCTGTGAGCCCTGCAATCTTTACAACTCTCATTATTCACTGTTTCATATCCTGTTTTTACGCCGCTTTTCTAATATTTGTTTTCCAGTATCGTTTTTTTAATTTTTGCCGGGCTTTTTTTCTTGCCGATTTGATGACTTTTTCAACGATCCGGGCCTTTTGCTTCGGCGTCATTTGCTCCCATCTATCGCTACCGATTAAATCTTTCAGCCGGCGACGGACAATATCACTCGATTCCTGAAGGTATTCGTTGTATTGGGCTGCTGTCAGCTTTTTAGGTATCCCCGCCGCTGTGATTCGCTTCGACGGCGGTCCCATCTTTAATGACTCCGTTTCGATCAGTTCTTGTATGGCATCATAAACCGAATCTTCATCTTTTGATGGTACTATCGGCCCTTCAACCTTCGGCGGCCAGGCTGTGTGCATGTGCATGCCGGCGCTCTGCAACAAGAATGATAGAAAATCTTCTTCGCCTTGCAAATAACGTATCCCGTATCCGATTTGAATCGGTTGAAGATTGATCGCCTGATTTACAGCCAGAGGTAGCAGCTGAATCCAGAACTGCTCTTTTTCATCATAGGGCGATTCTTTGATCGTTTTTCCGGTTTTTACAAATTCTCCCACTCCGGTAAATGGCCGTTCTCGCCAATCCTTGCCGGCCGTAAGCGCCTCGCCTATTCTTACAATCGGCGAGCCTTTATGCATAATCAGCCTGGCCGGGTTCATCAATTTTAAAATATCAAAAAAATGCCCGCCAATTGAAAATGTTTTGCGCGTGCCTTTAAGATCAATGCCCAGGGCTTTATATATTTTGCTGACATCCACTTCCGTCCAGCGGAATTTAAAGAATCTATCTCGTGACATCTGTTCTTTATAAAATTCCCATGTATCATCCCATCCATTCAGCAGGAATTGTGTAATTAAGGTCGATACTGCTATTCGGGTTATTACCCTGAACCAAAACCGACGATACAGCTTGTCCATACCAGGCGGCGGCGGAACATCCCCGATTTTTTTATTGATCCATTCATTCAATCCGGGGATCATGCCGGTTACCGTCCTGAAATTACTTTCGGTGTTACCAGTAATAAACATCAATCCTTCACGTTCAGCGAGCCAAAAACCGGTTTCAACGGACGGACACCAAATTGTGCCGCTATAGTCCACCTTCTGTGTATTATTGTTATGCCCCCAACAATATATAGTTTTCGGTGTTATACATCTTGTTCTCCAACAATTCTTTTCTTGCCGATAAAACGTACTTGGCCGGCCAAGCATCGTTTGTATCAGGGTCATGAAAAAGACTGGTTGCTCCCGACCGCAGAATCTATTTTGGCCGGTGCCGTCGGCAAGCATCATTGTGTCATAAAGAACCTTCAATTGTCTGTGTGTCAGTTTGCTTAAAAAATCCCACGTCAAGCCTTCGCTGACACCTTCTGCTTCCATTCTTTGAAATTCATCTGCGGGCACCGTAAAAACGTATTTTTTATAATTAGACACAAAATCATCATGGTCGGAATTATATTTATCAGCATGGTATTTTAGCCCCATCTCTTTTAATATTTTAACCGTTTTGGGTTTGGATTGGGTTATTTTGCCATATCGATATTCTTTCATTGTGCCATCTGCCAAAGTGTCACTACTTTTTTTAACATACCCGTCTGTAACCATCCACCCAACAAGCTTAATGTAATAATCATTGTATGTTTCTTGAGTGGGGGCATCGAAGTCTGCACAACGGGGGATTGTGTGGTTTGTTTGGAGAGCGCTCGCCTTGACTATATCGTTGCGCTTTGTGGTTATGTTATAAACATAGCAAGTATGGTCGGGAGTCATCATTACAGCCCGGTTATGATTTTTTATTTTAACCATCTCCCCGATATAATGTTCGTTGACATATTTATCTTTAATTTTAGACCATTTAAGCTTCTTAGATTGGGGATCGAAGGCCATAATTTCATCATCGAGGCTCAATTCATCATATGATTTCCATCCTGTCTTTGTCATAGCCCTTGTTTTTGAATCCACGCACCAGTCAGGGGCGAATAGCAATAACCTCGCCACGGCCTGTAGGTCCGGGTTGCGCCCCATGCGCTCTAAATGCAGACCACCAAAATCGGCATTTATCAATCTCGCAACTTTTTCGGCGATTTTATTTACATCCGGCGGCGAACCGCCTTTTTTAAGATATTCATTCTGTGCTTCTTGCAATTCATGCACATACTCCATGGTAAAGGCTTCCATTTTCAGGCCCGTAAAAAACTTGTTAAACAGGCTGCCGGTAAATTTTTCCCTTAAAAATCCTCCATGTTCGATAAGTTTTCCGGTTTTCTCCAATCCCAAATAATTTGCCAGCCGCTGGATATACCCTTTTTGGTCCCGCAGCATGCTCTCATCAAAATCCTGCATGCGTCCTGTGGTCAATCCGTTTTTGATTGCCAGCATTGCAATCGGCGCTCGATCCTCAATCTTTTTTAATCCGGCTCTATATGCTTTTACAGGGTTCCAGCCGGAAGTCTTATAGGTTTCGCCGGTAAGAGGATCTTTTAGTTCTTTACCGGCTTTCCAGCCGTGATGTATGGCAAAACCCCACGACCTGCCACCGGCAATATGATGGAAAAATGATGACAGCAAAAGCCAACTTTTGGTTACGGCGTTAAATCTTAAAAGTGCCTGCTTGCCGGGTACCTCAACCGACAAACGTGAACGGGCGGTCATTTTATTTATGATCTCTGCCAGTTGCTTGGGGGCATAAAGCTGCCGTTCTTCCCAGGCATCGGCAATATCCTTTGCCAAGCGATGATCAATATGAGTTTCAAAATCTTTTTCCGCAGCAAACTCCTCAGCCGATTCCTGATCTAAAAATACTCGCAGCGCCCTTTTGCCTTGATTACCCTCTTCATCGATCTTAAACACTGCCCACGTCTCGGGTTCCCGCTCCACGGCACCGAAAAAGAATTTTCTGCCGTAATCATCGATAATTAAGGCATTCGATTCATCCGGCGCAATATCGGTCTCTACCCGGCCGGCCCATTCCCATATTTTAAATCCCGGAGCTTTCAACGGAGCATAATCTTTATGCTCGCCCTTTCTGGACGTTGAAAACATCCTGCGGCCTTCAGCATCCCTGGTATTATAGCCCTGGAGAATAAAATCCTTGTTCGCCAGAATAGCTTCCAGGTCGGCTATATAGGCACCATACGAGTTAGTCAGTCCTTGAATTTTAAGATCATAACCGGCCATCCAGCCGTCAAGAATAGTCTCGAACGAACGCTTCATCTTGGCCGTGGTAAAGGTCTTGAACCCGTAGGCCGCGCCCGAAGATTTAAAATCGCTTTCCTTGCCCTTGGGCAAATTCCAAACACGGCGTACATAGTGATCCAAAAAGCTGTTCACTACTTTATTGGCTTTGGCTATTAAAAACGCCCGGTCAAAACGTTGCCCAATATCTTCCACCAGAGCCTTTTGTTCGTCGGTTAGCTTTTCCGCTCGATCAAGGATATCCAGATATTCTTTTATCTGGATCTTGCGCCCCTTCGGCGTCTCAGGGCTATCCAGGGCCTCTTTTGCCCATTGTTTGAATTCTTGGGCTTTATCCGGGTTAATTTTAAGATCCCGGTATATCATCATCGCCATATCCAGACGATCCGACTCCAGGGAGCGCTTTAACTCCTTGTCATAGGCAAAGGGCGCAACGCGCCCCCGGCGGCTTTTGGGGCCAGCCAGTCGCTGAACCTCTTTTTGCAGTTCCTGAGTCTCCAGCTCGGCCTCTTTAATACCAACATCTCGCTGCTCAAATATACGGTTGGCAAACGACCGATCTTTCTCAATATCATCCAGCGCCTGCTGTCCGGTTGGGGGGATTTCTTTTACGGAGTATTGGGGTATATCCTCTTCTGGAAGGACAGAAATTTTTTGCCCACCTTTCCTCGGTGGGCTGGATGGTTTAGGGAGGAATTGCGATTGAAACTTCTTGCCAAGATTGTTTATCTTTTTAAGATTTGATTCGTTAAGTTCAATTTCAATTTCGTTTGGGCCAACGGCAAAACCTTTAATGCCTGTTTTTTTTCTTAAATGCTTCTCGATTATTATAGGATTTATTTTTTCTCTTATACCTGTCCTGGAATCAGGTTTTCCATAAATTTCCATGCGCAGTACCGGCGTTTCATAGTATTCTATTTCATTTTCTGAAAGCCTCCGATCCCCTGCGCCAAGCCTTCTATATTGCCACTTTCTTTGTATGTCAATATACAAAAGATTGATATTAGACACATCATAATCAGACACCAGCTCTCTGTCAGAAATAATATCAAGCTTACCATATAAATCTTCTTTTTTAACAACATCCTTCCCTGCCTTAGAGCCTATCACCTTTTCTAATTCAGCGATGTTATTTTTTAGTTGATTGGGGTTAATATCCTTATAATCTTTTCCATCTTTTGCCAAATCAACTTCTTTTTGTAAGTATGATAATGGCATGCGCCATTTTTTCTCGGCTTCAATTTTTATTTCACCGACTTCAAATGGTTTTAATTTGCCGGCATCCTCACTTTTTGCCCAAATCAACTCTTCCATAAATTCTTTATATTCTTTGTCAGAGCGACCCTCAGCATTAAATCTCGCCTTTACTTCGGCAGGATCAGAAAGATATTCCATATACCTCTCGATACTTTCTTCTGGGCTAACAAAAAATGCTTTTGGGGTTTCACCTGTCTGTATTTGCCCCCAATGTGTTAATTCATGAATTAGTGTTTTGCGGAGATTTTTCTTGTTGTTTTTTAAGGTGTCGCTTAATACAATTTCGCCTGATATATGATGAATAGAGTTGGCTATAGATTCACTTGCAGGAACAAAATAAACTGAACCGCCATTTCTTTTGAATTCCCTTTTGGAATATCCAGTGACTTCAACAAACTCTTCATCAGTTAATAAAGATAGCGAATTAGATGCGTCAACCCCGACATATTCCTTGCCGTTGTCGCCAATAAATTTTTTTGAATCTCGTTGATGAATAATTTCAGGAACAATTTCACCCTTCGGGCTTTGAGGGGTTTCTGTGGTGAGTATGTCGCCCGGCCCCTTTTTGGAGGTCATATATTGAGGGATAACACTTTTAACTTCTTTTTTCAAGGATTCGTGAATAGCCCTAACAACTGTCGGCCGGCCCGGACGCTCAAAAATGCGCCCGGTTTCAAACTCCCTGGCAACACCCTTTGCAGTCCGGTAAGCAAGATTCACCAAGGCATCGATGAAATCTCTGATCTTCTGAAGAATTCTGTAAAGCCGTCCTCGCTGCCTGTATTTTTCCCGCGCTTCAAGGTTGGATTCAATCCACCTGGCCCGGTCTTCCTTGGTCGGACGATAGGAGCTATCCTTTTTTTCAGCTTGAATTTGACGATTTAATACCCGGATATCGGCATCCTCCAGCAAGCCGATATCCTCGGCCCAGTGCTCTGCCTCATGATAAACTGTCCATTTGTCCGCAATGTCTTTTTGCAGCTCAATGGTCGAATCCTGATATTTGCCGGCAAGCAGTTCACCGGATTTGCGCATCCGGCCGTAACCGACCCCAAAAGCAGCCCTGTCTTCTGCAATATGATCAACTGTGCGGATTACCAGGCCATGACCAGTCTTTGTTTTTACCCACAAATGACCTTCAGGAGAAAGCCCCACGGCCTGGCCTTTAAAAATTCTCTGAATATCTTTTAGAGGCAACCCTGATTTTGCAATGCTTGTGCGGGTGGAATATTCAGGGTGGCCGCCGATTACCGTTTTGTAGTCTAAGGAGTGCTCTTTAAACAGATAGTTTTCTTTCAGTTCGTTCAGATGTTCGATTATTTTAGGGTCAGCATCTTCTCCGAGGAAGTCTTTTGCAAAATCGATCGTTTTTGAAACAGTGTCTATATGTCTTGGAGGAGAGAAAGCACCGTCAAATAGTTCTGCAATATCCTTTTGCAGCTTTTTGAGCATCCTTATGCGCTTTCCCTCTACATCGTCATATTCTCTGTCAATTTCTTCTTGAGGCTTGACTCCAGCACCCTCCTGCAGCTCCTTTTCGATCTCGGCCAATCGTTTCTCAGCGTCTTTTAATTCCTGCTCATGCGCAAAGGGCTCCTTGGTTATTTTATTATATTCTTCAAGTTCGGTTTTAAGCCTATCGATCTCGTTACGAGTTGCTTCTGGCTGGTTGATAATACGGTCAATGGAGTGCCTAAAACTCTGAAAGATACCGGCCATTTTAAAGGACCATGAACGATGAACAATATCACCTTGATATTTTACAACAATTACAGGCTCTACAATTATTTCTTCAGAAAGCTTTATTTTTCTGGACGGCTCTTTTAACGCAGAAGATCTACTCCAGTCTGTGTCAGGATTAAAAGTAATTTTTAGATCGAACCCGTTGAAATCAGCCTCAATATGATAAAGATGGTCTCCATTCTCTTGGAGCTTCCCATATTCCCCAAAAGTCATGCCGGAGAAGCGTTTCTTTATCTTCGCTTTTTTAGATTCAAGTTCATCAGCCGCCTTTTTGACAAACTCTTTAGGTTCAAGTGTTTCCCCCTTATAATTAACCGACTTAACCTTCTTGTCAGGGAACTTCGATTCAATCAGCCCCTTGAACTTAATATCTTCTTTAAGATCGATTTCCTTGTTTGGGATTTTAGTGCTTTTAATATATTTCGCGGAGCGTATTGCGGTTGAAACTTTGCGCTTCCAGGTATTCCACAGAATATTGAAGTTCTTGATTTTTATCTCAACATCACTCTTTTCAAAAAGCAGAGGATTGCCAGCAAAGGCAGCGTTCATTTCCGCAAATGATACTTGCTCCTCACTCAGCGGCTCATCAAAGGTTCGGCCCTCAATATCGCCGGTTAGCATCTGATCGATGAATTTTTGTTTTTTAGTGAGCCGGTCATACATTACCGAATCAAGGGTGTTCTTGACCCCGTAATTGAAAATCATTACCTCTGAATTTTCGTTCTTTTCTCTGATAATGCGCCCGTTTCGTTGCTCAATATCCATCGGCCTGGGAGGGGCATCCACATGGTGAGCTGCTATCAGTTTGTCTTGAATGTTGACGCCGATGCCAAGCCGTTGTGTAGAGCCAATAATAACCCTGGCCTTACCCTCTCTGACTCGCTGGAACCAGGACTCTCGCTGAATGTCGTTTGAATCCCTTACGACAATGATCTCCCTTGAGGGAATGCCCTTCTCGATCAGCTTTTCTTTTATGTCGTTGTGAGCGTTAAAGGTTTTGGTAGAATCACGGAAAGTATCAAGAAATATTACCTGTGTGCTGCGATTTCCAGCGGTTTCAGTCCAGATATCATAAACATTTTCAACAACTTTATTTAACTTGCTGCCTGGATCATCCTTGTAATATTGAGGGTCAATCAATCGAAGGTCAACGGCAGCTTTCTTGGCCTGGCCGAATAAAACAAGGGGGACGTGCCTCTGTCTGCGTTTTTCTTTTCCAGGCAGATTTTCCCAATGCTGGCGCTCTTCTCGCAATTTGTCGATAAAATAGGTTAGCTCTTCGCTGCGATCAATAACAACATTTTGGGGCTTATCATCTTTCACTTTGGGAAGATTGAGGTTTGCCTGGCTCGTCAAAACCACATCAGCAGCGGTATGGAACATCGTTAAGAGTTCCGGTCCGTTCACATACTTATTAAACCGCTCAACTTCTTTAAATGTTCCGGTCTCTGTCTCTTCAATGGCGATAGTGGTATCTCCATAATTAGCCGCAAAATCATCAAACAAGGTAGCGTTAAACTCATCCAGAAGATCCGACCGGATATACCGTATCATGGTCCACAGTTCTGCGGTCGTGTTGGAGATGGGTGTTCCGGTAGCCAAAATCACATTTTTACCACCGGTTTTTTGCTGTACATATTGGGCTTTCAGTAAAAGCGAAGTGCTGCGCTGGGCCGATCCCTGGTCAACACCTTTTACGGTTCCCATTTTTGTGAAAAACTCAGAACGCTTATATGCATGGGCTTCATCTATTAAAAGGGCATCCACGCCAAGCTGTTCAAAGGTGAGTGCATCATCTTTTCTGCGATCAAGAAGCCTTTCGAGCCGATTCATTTTGCGCTTTCTCAGGGCCTTCATGTCTTTTACCGTAAAAGACTGCTTGCCCTCTTTTTCCTCAAACTCGTCAATGGCCTCTTCGATCATGTCTAACTGCTCTCGAACAAATGCAGCCTCTCTTTCGGGATTATCAGCTATGCCGTCAAAAAACGAGTGAGGCAGCACAACCGCATCCCAATCACCGGTTGCAATTTGAGACAACAGCTTTTTGCGATTTTTACCTTTTCGCTGATTGTCTAAGGGGATAAGCACCTTTGCTTGCGGGTAAAGCCTTTTAAAATCTTTGGCATACTGTCTGACAGTGGCATTCTGAATTACAATCAGCGGTTTTCTGGCGGTCCCAAGGCGCCGCATTTCCATAGCAAGGGTTATATAAGTAAAGGTTTTTCCGGTACCAACACCGTATGCTAATAGCGTTGACTCTTGCAAACCTCTAACAACTGCTTTCTTTTGCAGGTCTCGGAGTGTTATTTCATGGGAGGCCCCTGGAAAAAAATCGATATCCGGGACTTCAAAATTTCTTAATACGCTTCCGTTAAACTCTTCATTATATTTTATAGCCAGCTCGTCACCCCACTTCTCATGGCCTCTGGCCCAATTTAAAAACTCCGTCTGTATTTGCTGCTGCTTGGCCTGAGCTGCAAGGGTATCTTCTTTGTTTAAAGCGCTCCTGCTTTTGCCGTCTTCTTTCCAATAATCATAAACCTGAGTCCGTTTCAGGTTAAGGCAATCTTGAACAAGCCTATGACCCTCTCTCCGAGATGTACCCCAAGTATTCGTATTTTTGGCATCATATCGGCCGCTATGAACCCGGATGGCCCATGAACTCGTCTCCTGCGTTCTGACTTGTTCAACATCAGCCCTAACGCCCATCACTTCCTGGAGAAAATTCTCAACCGTTTCATTAGGTATCCAGGAAGAACCTAATTTAAAATGAATAAACTGGATATCAAGATCTTCCGGCTGTACCGCTTCAAGGGCCTTTATGTTCGCCTTATATTCCGGCCTTTCTTCAACTTCGGCTTTGACCTTTTCGAGCTTCTTTTTGACATTGCCGGACAGATAAACGTCTGGAGGCTCAAGCATTCCGTTCTCAGGATTGATATATGCTCTCTCGCTTTCCAAAAGACGTTTGCGGGCCTCATCTTCGGTGACCCCCAACAAATTGCCGATATATTTAGCATCGACCTTGTTTCGATAAATTCTGGATATTTTTACGGCATCTTCAATGCCCTCTGCGTACTCAGGCTCTTTGAAGGGCCAAATCGTTCGTCGTTTTAAAATCGCCGCTTTTTCAAACGTAATGACTTTTTTGGATACCTGCTCGCCTTGCCTCGGCCCGCTTTTTACCGTGGTTTTGACAATCTCGACATTTTCGTCTTCAAGAGCGTCCACTATGGGAAACTCATTGTCGATCTTGCGCAAAAATGAATTGGCAACTGCCCCTACATTGCCGTTTCTTTTTACGAACCTATCGTATATTTTGTTGAGATCTTCCCGAAGTCCGTCTATTTCATCATCTGTCGCATCCTCTTGCTGCATCCGGTCAATTAGAGTTTTGGTAGCTTCTCGAAGTTTCAAGTAGTCTTTTGCCCTACGATCCCTGGCCTTATCGCTGATAGCCTTTACAAGCTTCCCTTTTGAGTTATAAATTTTAGGCTCTTTCAGCAAACCATCTTCCACCACATAAATATGGCCGTCTTTTACGACTAAAACCCCTTCTTTGGCCCCTACTTCTGCAAATTGAATTTCCTCGGGGACCATCTTGGAGCCTTCACCGAATATATTTTCAGGAAGATGCTCGATGGCTTCGGCAAGTTGTTCCTCGATTTTTCCGGTTGGTAAAAGGGTGTATTCATCCTCGCCGCCCCTCATAGTTCCTGACAGGCTATGTTTACCTAAAACCATATCAGGATGATCGTCAAAATACTCATTAACTGACGCAGTTTTACCTTTTTCGGCAGGCACGTCTTTTAGAATTCGGAAATTTTTGCCTACTCCATGCAGCGCATCGTCTTTTTTACGAAAGATCAGAATGTCCGTCGTAACCTCGGTTCCGGCATCCTTTTTAAAGGCTGTATAGGGCAATCGGACCGCCGCAACCAAGTCGGCTTTATTGCCAAGATATTCACGTACATAGCCCCTGGTGGCCGCGTCCAGGGTCCAATGCGACGTAATACCCATCACAAGACCCCCCGGCCGCACAGCATCGATAGACCGTGCAAAATAATAATTATGAATGGCCCAGTCCGTGTATTCTTTGTGCTTTGGGTCATAGACTGAAAAATTACCAAAGGGAACATTGGTTATTACAAGATCAACCGAATTGTCCGGAATGCCTTTGGCTTTCTCATAGCCGATTTCTTGAATATGGGCCTGGGGATACAGTTTTTGAGCAATTCTGGCAGATATGGAATCAATATCGACACCTAAAAGAGAGGAATTGTCGGCAATGTGTTGCGGCATCAGACCGAAAAAATGACCTACGCCGATAGCAGGTTCGAACACGGTCCCGCCCTTGAAACCCATCCGCTCGGCCATGGCCCACATGGAATCGATGACTTCTCGGGATGTATAAAAGGCGTTAAGGGTGGATTCGGCGGCCGATTCCCATTCGCTTTCGGTCAAAACACCGCCAAGGGTCGGATGAAGATGCTTGCCGTATTTATTTTCCCACGCCTTATATTTTTCCAGCTTGGATTTATCAGACCAATCATAGGGAGTGAAATAATCTTCAGGAGTGTCTTCGGAATAGTTTTTAAGGTAACGATCAAAGTCCCGATAAAATACTTTTTGGGCAAACGGACCCCAGCCCACATATTGAGCCAGGATTTTCTTTTCTTCAGGGGTTGGGTTGCGGTTTTCCGATTCGAGCTTTTTTAGAAGCTTAATCGCCTTAATATTGGCTTTAATCTTGGTTTCGTCACCCCGTGGGAAGATCGTATCTTCAGGCGCAATAACATGATTTTTATCTTCTTCTTTTAGCTCAGGCTTTGACTCCAGCTCAGGACTTCCTGGAGCTGGTTGTCCGGCAGCGGTTTCGGCGGGAGCTGGTCGCTCAACGGCGCCACGATCCGGCTTTGAACGATCTCTCTGATCTGGTCGGGCTCCAGTTTCCCCTCTTTTTTCAGGATGCTTTCTTGCAGGCTTGCCCTCTGCACGACTCTCAGGAGCTTCTTCTTCAGGCCCTCTTTGTCGCTCTGAAATAGATCCAGTGTCGATTGCGGGTGATTTTCCAGAAGGTATAGCAGGTGGGATTCCCAGTGCGGGTCGAGACTCGGATACTCTATCTCTAACTCTTCCGGTCTCAGTTTCTTCAACTCGTCTAATGTCAGTGGTTTCATCTGGCCCCTCCTTTTCTGTTGTTTGGATGGGCTTTTCTTTTAATATAACACCTTCTTCCGGTTTTGTCAAAGGTTCGGAGGGCTTTTCAACCTTTTCATATTTTAGCGTAATCCAACCACCTTCGCCCTCAGTTCTCTCTCTCAACTTTCCAATGTAAGACAGGCTCTCTATTGCCTTTCTGTTGTCGGCCTCGAAATCTTTTTTTATTGTATAGGCTACAGTTTCAGGGGTTTCTTCTGTCTTTTCCGGCTCCATCTCCCCAGCCTGCTTATCCCACTCGGCAAGAAGATCGGCGGCGGTTATTTCGGATGTGGGTTTTTCGGCTGGTTCGGCTTTTAATTTCCGCTCCTGTTTGGAAATCTCAAGATCCAAAGCATCAAGCGTGTCATTAGGGGGGGGCTCCAAGGCAATTTTTTCCGGATTGCCTCTTTCGTAAACTCGAATCGTCTCTTCAATTCCGGCAAGATCCAGGCCGAGCGCTTTGGCTTTCTTTAACCTCGACCGTAAATGCATTAAAAATTTTCCACTGATAGGGCTTGCATAAGCAGGCTCTTTCACCTTGGGCTTTTCGGCTTTTTTCCAAACCGCCCAAGTATCTTTACCGCCTTTCGGAAGATCAATAACTACCTCGCCGCCTACCTCCTCAGCTCTTCTTTGAGCTGCATATTTAGGAGAAAACTGCCTTGAATAAATCTCATAATACCCTGTCGTTTTATTACCAACAATATCACCGGGCTTGCTGTCTCTAAAATCAATTATCTCAGCTTCAACCGGCTTTGCTATTCTGTCTTGTGCCAGCTTCTTTTCGATTTTATGCTTTTGCTGGAGAGCAAATTCCGGTTCGTCTATAATCAAGTCACTGGCAATAGCTGTTTCTTTATCAGTCAAACCGGCGACATATTCTTTATATTCACGGTGCGCCTTTTGTTTTTTGGTCTCCTGTTCTGCATCAGGCTTTTCTTTTTCACGCAGCAACCTGGTTAACTCTGTTTTTTCGTCTGACAGATCCTTGATTTCAGCCTCAAGCTGCCTAACTCGATGGCCTCGATCATTAATAGCCATATCATACGCAAAATCCATCCCTTGGCCGCGCTTGTATTTCAAATCTTCATCAATTGTTTTGAGGCGTTTTTTAATTTGAGATATGTTTAGATTTGCATAGGGGCTTTTATCCGGCGGCTCGCCGCCTTCGGCCTTGGGTTCTTCAACTTGGGCCGCTTTGGGCTTTTTACCGGTCAATATTTGAACGGCAGAAGGTTTTGCCGCTCCTTCTCCCTCAAGAGCCACATCTGTCTTTTCGGGAGAAGGAGCGGCCTGTTTGTCCTCGATGATCTTTTGGGCCTCTTCCGGTGTCATTTTGTAGATTTGATCGTCCGTGTAGCCTAAATCTTTGAGGGCTGCTTCGTCCTGGGCTGTAATAATAAATTTTACTTTGGCAGGTTCGGTTTTTTTATCGCCAGGCTTTACCTCCGCTTCCGGCGATGGGGTCCGGGCGCCACTCACCGTTTCCGGCGATGGGGCCCTGAGAGCTTGTGACGCCAGATATGCCCTGGCATATTCACGGGTGATATCGTCAACCGCCGAATCTTCAGCAGCCAGCTCCTCGGCTCGATCCTGGATGGTCTGTATCTGGCCGGGAGACAACAGGGCCTCCAGTTCCTCGATCGATCGCGGCTGAGTTATCAGCGGCTCTTCATTAGGAGTCATAGGCGCGGCCATTTCCGCGCCGGCGCCACTCGGTATTTCCGTCGATGGGATCCCGGGGAGAGTTTCTATTTCGGATTCGGGTCGTTTTTGGGGTTTTTTACCAATATCGGCAATAGACTCGGCATTCGATGCCAAAGGTTGGGCCTGGTGCAGTGTTTTTTCTTGTTCCGCTTTGACCTTGGCCGCATCGACCGGTTTTTCAATCGTCAGCTTGATCGGTTCGCCGGCATTAACGGCGTCTAAAGCCCCATCACTCCATTGCCGTGCAATTTCAGGGGAGGTCTTATTGAGAGCGTTGGCAACTTCTTTGACCGCTGCCAACCTTCTTTCCGGATCGGCGGTTTTATCCTCCAGTAGCTTGCGGGTGATATGAGCATTGGTGAGATTCAAACCGCCGCCCAGGGCACCGAATATCAAACTGGCTACCGTAACAGAGCCAAGATTCTCTTTTATTGCTTGCCAGAACCGCTGATTATCGATGCCGGTACCAGCCCGGATTTCGGCCTGAGTACCTATATTCGCCAGCTCTCCGACCGTTTCTGCGCCGGCTATGGTTGCACCTTTTTTCAGCGACTGTTTCCACGCGCCCTTTAATACTTTGGTCGCACCCTTTTTTAATGCTTCTTTGCCGGGGGCCGATAAAACGCCGCCTGTACCGAGAGTAACAATCTCGATCACATCGGTTAAAAGCTCGAACCCTCCTTCAGAGGCAGCCTCCAAAATCGCCGCTTCTTCGGCATCCGCTTCCGAAACGCCTCTTTTTAAATGCTCCTGCAAGCTCTGATCATACTGAGCCATGGAAAAAAGCGGCACACCGGATAGCCATCCAAGAACCGCTCCCAGGGGGCCGGCCAAAGCAAAACCGGTCACCGCCGCCGGCAATTTGACCGATAAAGAAGTGCCTGCGCTTTCAAGCCCTCCGGTGACCCAGGATCTGGGACCACCCTTCAAAGTTTCTTGGGATAACGGCAGCTCTTCTTCTTTAAAACCTTCAATATCCCGCGCCTTGGCCCTGGCCCATTTTTTTAGATCAAAGCCCCCGTCTTCACTTAAAACGTGGCGCTCTAACAATTCATCAACTCCGGCCGCACCGTGTAAAAACATCTCAGGTACGCCCAAAGCAGCCCGCCCGCCGGAAACCATAATATCGGCCAGCAAGCTGCGAGACGGCGGCTCCGGACGGTGCGGAGCCAGGTTCATCTCGACGAAGTTGTTTCTCGTAAGCGCCAAGCTTTCTTTGGTTTGCTCTGCCAGCCATTCCGGATTTTTAGCAGCCAGCTCTTTATCGAAAAAATAAGCGATTCTTGCCTCTTTTTCCGAAAGCGGGAGATCCAGAAATTTTTGATTTTTAAACCAATTTTGTATGTATCTGTTAATCGGCATATTTAATACCGTCTTTATGGTTATATTTTACATTTCCTGGCCGCGCGACATGATGTCCGACAAAGGGATCTCGCGTTTGCGCTTGATTGTTCGCCCAAATCTTTCCGCTCCCTTTAAAAATAAGTTTTTAAACTGGGTACGTCTGGCGCGCCCGGGATCAAGCAATTCTCGCAACGACGGCTTGGCTGCTGCTTTTTCTCTTACAGGCGGAGTCTGAGCCATCAATTCTTCCGGAGACGACAAGCTGCCACCCGGCTCAGTTGCTTTGGCAGATGAACTTTTTGCTGATTCTGGCGAATCCGGCGGCACGTAATTGTCAGGGTTACCCCTGTCATCATTTTGTATAATTGTTTTAGCTAATTCCTCTTTGATAGGATTGATAAAACTTTTTTCAAAATCTTCGGGATGTACCACCTCACGTAATTTCGTGATCTCCGAAACCATTGAATCATATATATCTTCAAATTTCTCACCGGTTTTTTGCGCTTCCTTGGCAGCCCATATTCTAATTTTTTTATCATCCTCGGGCGTAAGATTCCTGCTGTTTCCTATCGCAAGGTCAAACAGTTTTAGCTTCTCAAAGGTTGATCTATAGTCTGCGCCCAGCTTATCTAATTGCTCCAAAGACAGCCGGCTGTCGGGATTCTGAATCTGGGCTTGTTTTTTGTTGAGATCCTCGATCATTAAACCCCGTATGTTGCGTGCGGTGAAAGAGTCGTGATTTAATAAATTTTTCCATAACTCGTCTTTCTGATCATCCGAAATCTCTTGATCTAATAGATCGTCAGGCACCACATCCAAAAGCATCTCCTTCATATCCGAAGCGATCAACGGGGCTTTTTCGATGCGGCTGCGCACCGTGGCTAAATCGCCGCCGCCGTATTTTTTGTCATAAATACCCAACATGCCTTTACGGTACCGGTCGATCGAGGCCAGTTTTTCTTCTTCCAGGGCACGGTCGGCTGCTTTTTCTTCCTGCTCCATTTGCCGTTTGGCAGCGGCCAGCTCTAACTCGCCCTTTTGCTGTGCCATAGCCAGTTGCAGCTTGGACTGCATGGCCCGTGTTTCGGCCATATCGGTGATGATGTCGCGTAATGTGCGGCGGGATTCCTGTAAAGCCTGGGGTACGGCGGTATAAGGATTCATGAGTCTTCTCCATTAAGGGTTCAAAGGTTCAGGGTTCATCGAAAAAAACTATATCATGTTGAAATTGAAATATCTTTCTCTGGCGCTGTCTATTATAGATAAATTTTTTACAACGGCCGTGCCGATTATCTTACAAATCGGCAATCCTACGCATTCCAACAGAGCGCCCAATACACTGCCTTTTTCAACAACACCCATTTTGTAAGCCATGTGGCAACACCAGGCCCGAATAAAAGGAGCCGACACCCGGGTTACCAGGCTGCTTTTTTGCATGGCCGCAACCAGATACCGGGCCCATATCCGATATCCGATTTTGACGACCTCCGGTATGCTTTTGGCGTATTCGCAATCCGCATGATAAATTTCATCTGAGAGCAATCCCTGGCGATGAAGCTCCGTACATAAAACCGAACCGCTGGCTACATAACCGACAACCCCGCCGACAACCGCCCCTACAGGACCTCCGACGGCAGTTCCTGTAGCCACATATCCACCAATAGCGGCGCCGGCGGCGGCCCCTGTTATTTTGGTTGCTTTTTCCGCCTGCTTCTGAGACTCCTGTGCTTGCGCTCTGGATTCTGCAAGCTGCTTTTCCTTAAGCTTCATCTCTTCATCAAATTGTTCTTGCTCAGCCTGGAACGCCTTCTCTTGCAATGCCATTTCCTCCTCTTGCAATGCCACTTCCTTCTGGAACGCCTTCTCTTGCAATGCCATTTCCTTATCGAACTGCTCTTGTTCCTGTGCCAGATCTTCCTCTGCCAGTTTTTTTTCGAGCGATGTCTCTTTGGCGGCCTTATACGCCGGCGCCTGGGCATGGATTATTGCCGACAACGGAATTCTCGGCTTTTTTTCGGTCAAAGCCGTGTATTGCGGACTAAAAAGCCTTTTAGCACTTGTGCCGTATATATTGCTCAAACTGGCCATAGTACACCTCCAATCTTTTTACCAATCCCAGTATTCGTATTTTTTGCTAAAAATATTCAGCATATCCTGATTGTGCCGCTCTTGCATTTTTATAAGCTCTTTGTGCATTTTTTCTTGCTGTGCGGCACTGTACCAGCCGCCGACGACCGTAGCCCCGATATTCATAAGCCCCACGTTGGTGGCTTTGCGCCCCAGGCTTTTCATGGCCTCGCGTTTCTCCCTTTCCAAATCCAGGGCCTCATATCCCAGATCCCGTAGGGCTTTACTCTGGCGAACGCTTTCGGCCAGCTTAGAGGATTTCAGCCCTCGCGAAGCTTCGCTCTGGCGAACGCTTTCGGCCAGCTTAGAGGATTTCAGCCCTCGCGAAGCTTCGCTCTGGCGCACTATCTCTGCCAGTTTGCTTTTCCTCAGATTCCTGCTTGCGGTTTTGGCTCCGGCCCGGGCACTCTTGGCTGTTTTGCCTGCAACATACTCTGCAACCGCAGCTTCAACATTCGGGATTGCCTTAACCTCCGGGGGTGTCTGTATTATCTTCCGCAATCCCCGTTGAAAATAGTAATCACTTAAACTCATAACAACCTCATGTTTTTGATTGTTCAATGACTAGACGAAGGTCCATTTTTTTTAACTTATTAAATAATGTTGTTTTAGGCATACCCAATTCATCCGCTTTAGATTCCCTCCTTCGTTTGTCTCTTTTACTGGCCCGGGCTTGATTGGGCAATAATTTCTCCCAGCGACATGGTTTTGAGCTTTTGATGTAAATCGTTAGGGCGAATTCCTATTTTAGATGCCCAGCCCGCGAGAACCATACGTTTCCCATCGTATTCTATATATCGGTTTGTCCTGGTGTTTTGAGATTGTGTTTTTCTTGATGCCCAGCGGCAATTGTCAGGTTCATAGTTGCCGTCATTATCTATACGATCAAGAGTATACCCATCAGGACACCGGCCCATATCCTTAAGAAACTTTGTATAATCATTGGCCCATCTTGAACACATTGTTATTCCACGGCCGCCATAATTTTTATAACTGGGATCTTTTTTATTAAAACAACGCTGCTTTGCTCCTGTCCAAGCATTGTATTCTTTGGATTTTATGTCGCCATGTTTAAAATTGTTTTTTTTCTTCAAACACCCACAACTTTTTGTATTGCCTGATTTTAAATCAGACGAACTTACTATTGTCTCGTTCCCGCATTCGCATCGACAGTCCCAGCGGGTATGGCCGATAGGGCTATTTTCCGCCCGCTCTATTACGGTTAACTTTCCAAATTTTAAACCTGTCAGATCCTGGAACTTTCCCATTTCAAACGCTTTCGAAATTTAATCAATCATCGTTCGTTACATCAGTAATCTTCGGATAATCTTTCGTAAGTATATCCGTAAGCCAAAAGCGGCACCCCTTTCTCGGTGCTTTGCGTGCTGACCTCCAGCTCGAACTGATGGGAAAACCCCCTTTTGTCGAACTTCTGGGTATCACGAACATAACGGTTGCTGCCCTTGGCCGCTATCGACCGCAACGTCGCTGTTGCAGCTTCGCCATCGGCGTAATGTTTAACGCTGATCGACACATCCTCGGCAATCGACTCGCATAAAAGTTTAAAATGCCTGATCTTTGTGATGTCCCACATACTTTCGGTCGGAACCTGGTCTGCAAAGGCCACTTTCTGAACGATATCTTCGCCGTCCCAGGTCGGCCCGTTCTCAAGGCGCATCATGTAACCGCTGTCGCGCAGGCCGTAAACATACTGAGCCCCATTAATATCGACCACCCGGAACGCCGCCTGCGGATAGGCATCGCTTCCGACCGGAACTTTGAGAAACCAGCGTTTGAGCACCATGTTAAAGACAACCCAGACATTGATCTCGGTCTGCCCGGCCCCGCTGCAAAGCCCTAAATTGTATTCCAGCTTATCAGGGTCCATCCACCCGATACATCTCTCAATTGAACTAAAGTTGATACATCTCGGATCGCTTTTATCGAAATAACAGGCAATATTGCCGGTAATCGGTTCCAGCACGCCAGCGTCAAAGAGATACACCCCGTTGTATGACATAAATCCGGCCACCATGCGTACAACGCCCTCGGCCATGGCATACCCCATCTCCATGGTATCCATGGTAAGCGGGGCCGGGCAGCCTACCGCTCCGGATATTTTTCGAATTTCGTAATCATCGGCATCAAGGCCGGTTAAAAGATATGTTTCGGTATCTTTACAAAAAATCCCCATGTGATAGATATTGGCACCAAAACGATTATAGAGCTCACAACTACAGGTTAAATCTTCAATCCCGCCGAAATAAAGTGGTTCGTTGCCGAAGCTGCTGTCAGGGCCGTTAAACCCTTCCGTCGATTCGGGAATGCCGAAATCGACTCGATTGCCTTCTTTGGTATCGAGATTACAGCAAAGCATCGGGCGTCCTCTAAAACAAAACGGAAACTTATATCCGGGCAAAAGCGTTTGCGGGGTTGGTATGCCTTGAACCAGATCAATATAAACATTGGCGCTCAAGGTTGCGCTGACTGTTATCCGGTAGTAATATAATTGGGAGTCATAAGCGTTTTTAACGGCCTCATCGTCCAGATCCGGAGGATCCCATACAATAAAACCGGATTTTGCCAATGTTTTGCCGCCATCGGATGTGCCGTCAAAAAAACCCGATACCGTTTGCCATACGGCACCGGTCCAATATTGCAGGGTCATTACGGCGGCGTTGGCATTGACATAGCCGGATTCGCCTTCAAACATTTTGATATAAAGCGCACAAGTACGCCCTTCCAGTCCGATATCAATCCATTCGCTGGAGGTAAGTCCGCCCACCTTGGCCGTATATGAGCCGGCAGCATCAGCCCCGGCCGGCGTCTCAACGTTTACATCCATGGTGGCATCATAAACAAAAGAGGACAGTTCAAAGCGGAACATGCCCACAACCCGATAAAGCCCATCCCAGAGATCGCCGATAGCCTGCCAGCCGGTATCCACGGTTACGTGGTAAATCTCCGCACTTCCGGCGCTCAGCTCAAACTGATACCAGTAAAGCAATTGGCCGTTAAAGAGTTTAACCTTGGAAGTGTTTTCGGTATGCGGCCAGGTAACGGTTCCGGTTTGTGCCAGGGACACGCCGGGGGTCCTGGTGCTGTCAACAATCGTCAGAAGGTCCCAGGAATTACCGGCCCATTCTTTGGCAAACAAAACAGAGGGCGTCGTATTAGGGGTTTTGATGTAAAATTTAACACCTTGCAGCCTGCGGGTTGACCCTATCAGCCAGTGTTTTGACGTGGCGTCAATAATTGCGATATGGCCCGCAGTTTGCAGGATATTTTTTACGGCATCGGTATAATCAACGGCATTGGTAATTTCATGCAAAATCGCGGCGGTCGAAGTTATAAAAGCATCGCACTCCTTTTCATCACCGGCGAAAATTTTGGATTCCTTGCCGTTGCAATAGGCGACATGGCCGCCGGGCCATTTGGCAAAACGACCCAATCCCGCACCGGATTCGTCTTCATGCAATATGTCAGATTCGAAGTTGCCCTGGTTTGGAATGGCCGTTAGATTTTCCAATACGGCCGAGCCGGTTTCTCCAACATTTTCAGCCTGCACCAGAACCCGTGATTTTGTGGTATGTAGATTTCTAAGCTGTATGCCGCTGCGTCCTTTATAGTACGCTCCCGGGGCAAGCGGCAGTTTCGGAGCACCGCAGTAAGTTTCACCGCAATATGTTCCGTCGCCGCAATATATTATTTGCACGGTTAGCGGATTAGTCGTAATTTTAGTATAGCCTTCTACCGCTTCCAGGCCGGATCGTTTGCGATAACGCAGATTTTCGAGAACGGTGTAATTTTCATCGCCGATGGCAAGGGGATCGTCTGTGGGATTCCATTCACCGGAAAACGCGAACTGTTTGCGCTTAAATTTCTTTCCTTCCGTACTCACTGCCGAACCCCTCTATGACCGAAGCTGGACCTTAAAATTCTCTGGGCCTGCACCTGGCGCACTCGCTGAACTTCGGCTGCAAAATGACCGCCCAGCTCTTTCGATTCCTTGAATTGACGCTTGGGCACCTTAAACAAACTGGCCGCACCCCAGGCAATCGCCCGGCATGTTCGCGGGCGGAAACGCCAGAACCCGTAATCCGAAAAGACCGGAGACGGCGTACATATATACGGGATCGTAATGGTATGGCCCGCATTTTCCGAAGGCGCATCCAGCACGAGCTGCCTTTCGGCCGCTGGCTGAATCACATAGGCATCGCCGTTGGTAAAATCGTTATCCGTACCGTCAAACAGGGCTACCTTCAGATGGGTATCGTCGGTTACTGACAGTACATACCCGTCTGACCCGTCGCCAGTGTTATGAATGATGTCGCGGGGATACACCTTATCATCGCTTAAAAATTTCTTGGTGCTGTCCGTCAGCGTGCATTCGCCGCCAGTGGCCGCACCGTCGGCCGTGGCCGTTCCGGTAATCAGGCTTTCTTTGTCTTCCTTCTCAATGATGGAGAAAAAGTTGGGTGTGTTTTTAGGATCGGTATAATTGGCCTTGAAAAGTTTTTCGTAAGATACCATGTATACCCAACAGACCTTATCCGTGTCATAGGTATATTTTAAAAAAAACTTTCCCCGGTTGTTTTTCATGTAAAGCTTGATAAAATCCGGAGGCAGATCATAGGCTTGCTGATCGGCCACCGTGGTAATATCTATCGATGTCCGCAGCAGGCCGGTTTCCCAACAGAAGATCTCCGCCGCCCAATCCAGGTTCTCATATATGCGCCGCTGATCTGCAAAATTGTCCGAAACGCTCTGTTCGTCCAGAGCATCCAGCACCAATTTTGTAAGTTTCTTGCCGTCCATGAAACGTCACCCTTCCCGATAATACAGCATATACTTGACCGTCCCGGATGTTGTTATATCCACATAAATACCGGTGGAATAAGGGACTGATGGAAACCTGTTAAATGTCTGACGCCGGTCGGTTGCCGAAGTCGTAACAACCCAGGTTGGAATCAATTTCGTCCCGCTGGCAGCGGTGTTGTCATATACATCGATGGTCACGGCATTGGTTCCGTCGGTCATGACCTCGATGCCGTAAAAGAAGCCGCCGCCCGTATCGATGGCTGCATCCGCAGTCTTTTCATCGCTCTGCTGGCACCACTCCGGGGGCATAAATGCATGTGCGGGCGTTGCTGCTTGTGTCAAAAATATGAATCCAAATATCAATAATATAATTGCTGCCAACAATCGTTTCATCGTTCTTCTCCTTTCCTAAAACTATAAACAATAATAGCTAAACGGTTTTTTGGGCTTTCTTTAACGCTTTATCAAAGCTCGGTTTTTTGTCCGGTGCTGTTATTTCACAGGATGATATCCTGGCACCGATCCGCTTGCCTTTTTCCCAGGCATCAGGATTATCTTCCAACCTTGTTACTTTTGCCTTAATAACAAACGTAACATCATCATTCATGTTCACATCCGAAAAGCCTTTGGGTTCAACCTTGCCGCCATCCGGAAAAAACAGATTCAAAGACGGCGGTTCTTTTATTTTTTTGGCCATGTCGCCTCCTTGGGTTGCGGGTATTGTTTCCATGAAATAGGACCCCGTATCTACGTGAAGGTATAATACCTATCTATTTTCTTTATTGTGGTTAAAAATGGTATCTCGCTGCCGTATTTTTCCATTTGCTCAATCAATATGTCGCTGCCCGTAAAAAACACCCTCTTTTCTCCGCCATCAATTTCAAATTGCACTGTCAAATATTTCCCGGAATTATTTTTGTTATATTTGCTTCTCTTGATTTTAAATCCGGTAATAGGGCCAAAAGTTCAGCCAGGGAGTTTGACTTCCGAGCTCATGCTCCTCTGTCTCTGGGTGCAACTGCGAGCACCGATATTCGAATTCGTATTCCAGCGATAGTTATTCGCATTACGACACCGGGAACTGCAATTCGTACCATTGCTCCAATTACCGCCTGCCAGCAGCGCCAACCGACTTATAACTTTTGGCCGCAATCGTTTGCCGTTTTACTGGCTCCGGGCGCAACCGCGAGCACCGAGAATCGAACTCGTAGCCCAGCGATAGCGCTCCGCATTACGACACCGGGAACCGCAATCCGTACCATTGCCCCAATAACCGCCCGCCAGCAGTTGGGTATTGCCGTAACTATTCGTGCCATACGTGTAGAACGAGCCTTTGGAATTGGGCAGGTCATACCAGGCTCCGGCCGTACCGTCATCCAATCGGGCCGACGGTGTTTGCAGCCACTGCCACATCGCACCGCAACAATCCTCACAGCCGATGTTGCTGATCATACGGCGGCCGGCCGTGTCGCTATGCCCTCCGGTCGTTACCGGATCGGCCGAACCGGAAATATTGGTTTCTTCGTTGGAGCCAGCGGCAATAAGCTGGTACTCCATATCCGAAAGCAGCCTCTTGCCGACTGCGCCGAGATCGTCTACAAAATCGTTCCAGTCACGCGTATCGGTAATTGTAGCCCCGTATGCGCTGGCCGTACTGCCCCCCGTTCCGCTCTGGAGATAAATATCTACCCACAGCTTTGCCTCGTCGCTCCATACCATCCCTTCGGGCGAGCAGACCGGACGATGTTCCAGATCCCACACCGATGCGGGCAGGATGCTTTTATTGGTATATCCGGTCAATGTGTGACCGCCGATTGTGCCGACATCCGCGCACAGGGTGTGGAAACCGCCTATTTTACGCGAATTGTCGGCCGTGTATCCGGTTGGATACGTGCTGTTAAGGGAAATTACTATGGAAGCGGTTCCGGCGCCTTCGTCGCAAAGATATACATAATAATCCTTGCCGGCCTGAAGCGATCCGGTGTCCAGGTTGGTCGAGACATTGACATCTACGTCCGATGATTTCTGAAAGACCTTGTGTACGCCGCTGTTAATGATTTTAATGGCGCTGTCGGCTTTAATTGTTAGCTCGGATGCGGATTTAGCAACAATGAACGGCGTTTCCGCTACGTTTATGGACGGATGAACCTCATGCATGTTGTCGGCATTTAAATAATAGTCCGACGAATTTTCATCCTTCCATTTGATCTGCAATTCATCGCTCATATATTTTTTCCTTTTTTAGGCAGCCAAAAGTTTTTGAACTTCTTCAACCGTAAATCCAAGTTGAAATATTTTGGCGTTTGGATCTTCCTTGAACTCATACTGGTATCTTTCAATCTCTTCGGCTGCATTTTCGACCTCGACAACCTTGTGCGACCCATCGGTGATCCCTTTATCGTCAGAACCAAGCAAGCCCGTGTTCAGCCATTGATTCTTTTCATCAATCAAAGTCTGCAAAGCGGCCCTGGTTTCATCCGGATAATCGTCGAGCAAATTCAAAAAATCCTGTTTGGTATTAAGATGATTGGGAAATCCGCGCATATTGTCTCTCCTTGGAAGCCGGCCTTATCCAGGCAAAATGTCATCGTCGCCCAAATCCATATCGCCGGACATATAATCCCCGGCATCAGCCCCGCAATGCGGACACACTTCCGGGTCTTCATACATCTGGTCGTCCTCGATCCAGGTTGCCGGACATGCCGGGCATTTTCTGACATCACCGAAAGCCATGCTTAAAATTCACCGGGGGTTGTTGTAATGGGATCTTTCGCCGCGTTGTCCCCGTCTTCTTTTTCTGCAATCGGATCCACACTAACCAACATAAGATTCTCAATCGGAATCTTGGCATGCGGCCCGCCATCACCGGTAAAAACAACCGGTTCGCTCTCGGTGCCGTCGGATACGGTTTCCGCCTGGGCGTATTTTTTGGTTGTCTTGGTAATCCGCAGCGGCCCGAACTCTTTATACAGTTCCTCGTCCAGATGCCGTACGGTGACCTCATGGGCCTGCAAAAAAGCCAGCGTCATATTGGCAAGCTGCTTTTGGCCCTGGTCGATCTCAGGAATCGCATCTTCTTTGACATCAGCATCGCCTGCACGCTCATACACCCAGTCGTCGAAGCTGATCGACGTGGCGCGGCCCCACCAGTCCGGCCGCTTGGTGAATCCCATTTCCATCCAGGTTTGCGGTGCAACCCCTTCTTCCGGATCGCCGTCAACCGGCCTGCGGTAATAAAGAATCAGATCCAACTCGCTGCTCGTATCCGCAGCGGTTTCGCTGAAATCGCCGGCCAGTTGGCGTTTTCTTTTTTCAAGGGCCGTATAATAGGCTTCCGATTGTTTCTTGCCGGTTCGGTTCCACCAACCCAAAGCAGCCTCAAGCTGGATTTGATCGGTAATTACCTGTTTCAGGTCGTTTTCACTGCGTACCGGAGCGCCGTCTTTAAAGCCGTATGTGCCGTCTGCATGCAAAAATACTTGCAGCCCGGATATGCTTTGCCAGCTCCGTTTGACCTTAACGGTTTTTTTGATCTCGCTGCCGTCGAGACCTTTACTTTTGACGTGTAATGTTTGCATAACAATTTACCTTTCTTTTTATCGGTTCGGCTTTATCGCACTTAATTTACGACGGGTTTCAGGCTATTGCCCCCACATCAAAAGCTTCAGGGTCACTTCGGCGGGTGCAATCGTAGCAGGCAGCTCGATCATACCGCCTAAATCATATGTGGTGTCCACCGAAGATCCCATCAGTCGTACGGCGGTCTCCGCGCCGGCTGAATCTTCCGCCAGGGCACCGCTGGTCGAATCGGCCGCCGCCGTACTTCCGGTAACCGCGCCCTGGGTAAAGATTTTGATTTTGTGATTGGCCTGGTCATACTTGTAAACAAAGCCGTTGGCCGGCGGCTGCTGGATTTCCACAAACTCGATGGCTTTTTTAAAACCAAACATCGATTTGTCGGGCAGCGGAACCCCGCCGGTCGGATAAGTCAACGCGCCGTCGCCGAACGTAATTTCCGGCATGGATATGATTCGGGACGCGCTCGGTATGATATTGCGGTCCTGCGCAGGAATCGAAACCGAAACGTCCGCAGATGCTAATGCTGTCATTGTGTTATCCTCCTTTGGATGTCCGGTTGGCCCTGCCCGCAAGCAGAACCAACCGGCTTTTTTTCAATCAACATTCACTTGCCCGGCGAAGCCTTTTCAGGCGAAGCCGGGTCAATCCTATGTCGTTTCGGTCATACCGCTCAAATTGGCAAACATTTCGTCTCTGGGCGTTACCACCAATACCGGACGCACATGGCCGGCCGCGCCGGTACCGGTGGCCTGAACCGTTATCTCAAAGACGACTTCCTGACCCGGCTCAAGCTCCTCGCCGCGAGCGGCCACGTCATACATTAATTTACCCTGGGCGGTTGTCAGCAGTTTTAAATGGCCGATATCGCCGTCGCCGCGACCGGTATCACTGCCTGCGGTCGGCCGCTTGTCGAATTTGACTTCCGGCGTTGTGGTATCACCCCCGCAGGTTTCGATGACCACGGCTCCGGCATACTCAACCCGGCATTTATACGGTATAACGAATACCGCCGCGTCCGCCGGGGCCTGATCCATATCAATACCTTCGGTATCGTCGTAATCGACCAGATAATTACACGGCAGGGCGACTTTTCCTTGCTGTAGCATGGCTTATCCTCCTTTGTTGTTAATCCCGCCCCCGCTTGGCGAAGGCGGGAGGTTAATTTTCATCGCCGCCGGGCTTTTTTAGCCCCTGTTACGATGATCCGATGCGAACGACCTTGGCTTTCAGATCGTCAGCCGAATCCCAGTAGACGTCGAATACGACAATCCCATACCAGATGACCGCTTTGCGGCGGCCGAAATCGCCCTGGTAGTTGGGATTGGCCCGCAAATGCGGGTAGTCAACCTCCACGCGGGCTACGGCTTCGTCGCCGAACACCACGCCTTCGCCCAGTACGCTGCCGGATCCGACACCATTGGAAAAGGCGTCTTCATGGGTTACTTCCACCGCCCGGATCTGTTCTACGCGGCCGATCTCGCTCTTGAAGATCAAATCGCCTTTGCGCAGGTATTTAAACCAGTCTTCGATGGCCTTGTCGTCCTTCAAACCGCGCAGGGCTTTGGTGGCAAACAGACCGACGTAGTGGTCGCCTTCGTAAAAGGGAACATGCAGATCGTTTGCCATGTAGTCCCGAATAACGCCCATATGGGCCTTGGTCAGGTTATACAGCGCCTGGGTGGACGGCGTACCGTCCGTGTCCCATGTTCCGCCGGTGAGCGACGTGGGGATAAAGATGATTTTGGCGTTTTTGAACCCGTCGGCCGCCGCGATATCCATGCATTTTTGCATCTGGATCGTTAATTTTTTCTGGGCGCCGTCCTTGGGAGCGAACTTGGAAAGCTCCTGCATCAGGTTGGTATATTCCACACCACGGCCCCACTCTTTAATCGTGATGGCACGAGTTCCCATTTGCAGCTTGTCGATGGGAACGCGGGTGCTCTCGTCCAACTCCCCGTAATTGGTAGGTACGTCCAGCTCTTCCCAATAAGCCAGGTTGACGGTCTCGCCCATCTTGCGGCCGAACTCTTGCACTTTGGTGGTAAACGGCACCACAACCATCTTTTGGGCCGCCGTTTCCATCAGCTTATTGGACAAAGCGTGGTTTTTATAAACGCCGTCCGCAGCATCGTAAGTCCAGGTTGTTTCCATGGGTTATGTCCTCCTTTGGGGTTAGAGGCGACGGCTTTCAACCGCCTTGTCTATCGCATCTCCAAAGGATATCCCTTCTGCGGGTATTCCCGTATCCGTGCCGTGCTTTCTGCCGGCGGCACTGGCTGATAACGGCAGGTTAAGTTCCTGCTTAATTCGGGCGATTTCCGCCGCCTTGTGTTCTTTGGTTTTTTCAATCGCCCACTGAATCTGGTCGTCCAGGGCAATTTCCTCTCCTTTTTCGCTTTTAACGGGTGCTTTTTGCAGAAAATACAGCCAGGCCGGATCATTCGATTCAATGCCTTGACTTTTGGCCTGGCCGATAATTTCGTTTTCCTTGTTCAGCGCCCATTCGATCTGCTCGTCGAGGGTTAGCTCCGCGTCGCCTTCCCCTTTCTCAGGAGCAAAACTCGCTGCCCTGCGAAAAGCCGGGCTCAGCGGATCACGGCCGGCTTGGACCACTTTGGCTTCCACATACTTAAAGTCTTCGGGGTCCGCTTGGCCGGGGTCTTCAGCCGGAGCCGGAGGGGGGTCTGTCTTTATTTTTTCCGGCTCCGCTTCTTGAATTTTTGTTTGGACCTTTTCGGCGGCCTCTCTTTCAAACTTCCTGATATCCGCGTTCAAACCGGCCCACAAAGCCGCTACTTTTTTGGCATGCTCCGAATCTTCCGGATCCAGCTCGTCAATAGCAGCCAGCACCTCTTCATGTCGCTGCTTGGAATAATCTAAGACCTCTTTGTCCACCGACTCTTTGATTTGTACTTCCTTTTCCTTCTGCTCTTTGGACTCAAACTCAGAGATTCGCGATTTAAGCTGTGTCATTTTTTGAGCAAGGTCTTTTTTCTCCTGCTCGATTTTGGTGACGTGGGCCTGCTGCGTTTTGTAAGCTTTTTCCGCCTCCTCATGACTTTTAAAGCGGAAATTCTTTTCTTCAGCATCCGGGTCTTCAGAAGGTTTCTCTTTGTCCGGCTCGTCCTGGGTTTCAATGGCCGGGGCAGGACTTGCCGCCGTTGGTTCGACATCAGGGCCTGATCCGGGTTGCTGATCGGAGCTAAGATTAAATATCTCCGTTCCGACCACGCCGTGTTGACTCAGATCCGGCGTTGTCTGCTTGTCTTTATCCGTCATAGCCGCCTCTCTTTCTCTCCGGCGTTGTCCATAAAGGGGCCGGAGCCTGTTAGTTATCAACCGGCGTTATCCTTTAAAGGGGCCGATTGGCTTGGCGGGGACAAAAAAAGGGCGTCTGGTGAGAGGGTGCGCTCGCACCAGCGCCCTTTTTTGTTTACCTAATTCCGGCCTGGCCCAACCGAAATTAGACCCCTGTTTTTCACAACATCCCGCCAAGGCGGGAATTTAAAAACTACTTTTCTATTTTAAAATATTTATCCTGAAGCTCCTTGGCGGCTTTGCGGGCCGCGCCTTGCTTAACACCCAATTCTTTTAATATTTCGATATATGATTTCGCCTGGGAATCGTTCTTTACAAGCTCTTCCACCCTGGCGGTAAGTTTCTCATCGATCATTTTAACCAGCTCTTTACTGGCCTGCGCATTGAGTACGCCCAAAAAACCGGCTTGTTTTTCCAGTCGCTCTTTTTGCGCTTTTTCTGTCAGAACTTTCTGCCTTTCCTGATCCACCTCTTCAGGAACCATGCTGCCGAATCTAGTTTTAACTCCCGGCATTACTGATCTCCTTGATCGCCCGGTTGCGGCTGCTGTCTTTGTGTCAGCGCCATGACTGCCTGGTAAAGGGCCATATCACGGGCGTCTTTTTCATCCTGCTCCGCTGCATCCATCCGGGCCTTTTCTTTTTCTTCAATCTCGGCAGCGGTATCGGCATCCACAAAAACACCCTCATCGGTCAGATTGATTCTCGATTCTAACGCCTTGATTACGCCGTATGGTTTGATATACGGCGCATAACGAGCCTTCTCGGATAATGGAATAATGACACTTCTCAAATTCATCAGGGTTTCGGCGTCCTTCATCAGCGCCTGGATGCCGGATACCGAAAACTCGCCCGACATGGACGGCAAGCCCTCTACCGTATTGTCGGTTCTCAAAGACGGCCGAATACCGATCTGCTCCAACATCAATGTATCGCCGTCGAACATGCGGACGTAATCCGAATAGCCGGCAAACGCCTCGATAACCTCCTGGGACGCATGTAATGTATGTACGGCTCCCAGTTCGATATTGCCGCCCATCAATCCGAAAACCGACATACCCTGATCCAGATTCTGAGCACTCTCGCGCCAGGTCATATCCTGCCTCCAGCCGGGCAGTCCCTGCACCGCATCGGTCACGAAACTCCCGCGCTGAAACAACTGGTCACGATATTGCATGTTGGCCATGACCGAGCCGGAGACATCCCGTCGCGTGGTCGGACGGATGGCCTGATGGCCTTGAACGCTTTCGCGTACACAGTATTTTTTGCCGGGCCAATCTTCCACATCGTCTTTATCAACCAACCGGTCAACTTCAATTTCCACCGGCGGATCAACCACCCACCTCAAACCGTCGTCATGCAGGCACATCAGATTGCACATGGACTCCCATATGCTGCGCACACCTTCAATCAGACCCCGGCCGCCGAAAGCCAGTATATTGGGCAGGGGCGACCAAGAAATCCCGGGCCAGCGCAGCGACCTATACGGTACCGGCTTGGGCGCTTCGATGATACGATCTCCGGCTACCGTAAAATTGGCACTGGGCAAGAGAAGCTCCCCCTTTTTATCCAGCACAATCCCCCAAAATTCCGAAACCAAGATCATGGTTCTAAAATTAGACCTTTGCCAAATCTGTTTCTTACGGGCCGCTATCGCCTCTTTCGTCATCATGGGGTTTGAGGGTTCGGTCGCAGATGTGTCCTTGGCCCGCGCTACGTTCTCATATTTGCCTATCTTTTCGCCTTCAAGCAGTACAAAATAGTCGAGCCATTCCTGATGTATCCAATACATACCGCCCTGGGGATCTCGCGCACTGGCGTCGGGATCCCGGTTGATCTTCCACGGCTCCACAAGATCATAAACAAGGCCCCGGCCGGGCACGAAACGCGGAATCATTTCCATACTTTCGCCGATAGCCAGCGCCATTAAATTGGCATCCGAAAACTTTAAAACAAAATTTCCTTTGGTCTTTGAATTTTGACTATTAAGCACCATACGCCAGAACTCGGCTGCGGTCTTGTCTTTGGCATTCTGGACCGACAGGTAATCCGGTGAAAATGCTTTTTTAATGGCCGATGCGCCGAACTGCACCGACTCAAACGGGCGCGGCACGATAATACGTGATTGCCACGCGGCTTTATTTTTATAGGACGCTGGCTCCTTCTCATTATAAACATTCCAGCATTCCTCCTGGGCTCGGCGAATCTCTTTTTTATCATCCACGGACTTTTTGATGCAGTCGTTCAGATAATCGACAAAATGCCGCTCATCTTCCAGGGCATAGGCCTTGGCTGCCTCTTTTCTTTCCTCAAGTTCTTGAGGGTCCATGTCCTGTTGCGTAACTATGGCTCTGTGGCGATCTTTTAATTCGTTGATATTGCCGCCCATTTCTATCGGCATCTTTAAAATCCTGTACCCGGCGCACCCGGGAAGGTGCGTTCGAAGTTTCTATTAAAAATCTCTCTTTTACTGACCGGCCGTCTATTGGTTTCCCGTGATTTGCAATGCGCGGCACAATTAGCGGGATTAGGCTCGCCGTTGTGTCCCATCACCGGATGCGTCTCTCCGCCGCAATCCGTGCATTTAAAGATCTCGGAACCTTTATCATGCGGCCCGCCCTGTCTCATTTCCCAGTATCGATCATAAAAGCCACTCATGTTTCACAAATCCTCCGTCTGGAGTCGATAAAATACATTTGGCATGTTTATATCTTCATTCTTCAAGCTTTTTTAATCTCTCAAAAACCTCAACCTCTTTGGGAATCTCGGCTACCTCGTCCAACCAAATCCCTGCTCCATATTCTTTTATTTCCACCTTTTCACTCATATTCATATCATCGGAGGAGGCACACCCTGGTTATACACCGCCGTACTGCTTGGAGCATAACTCAATGCCCGCCTCATCGGATTTTGCCTTTTTTTGTTTTTCCCTGCTTTCCGGTCCTCATATTCATACGGAAATATAATCGAAACCCCGTAAGCAAACGCATTGCCCAAATGCGCATGGTTGTCGTTCTGCACGGGCAAAGTCCCAATAATCCGTCCCGAATTATCCGTTTTCCAATGCCACCCGCCGTTTAAAGCTCTGTGCAGATTATAGGCGGTGGATGACAGTAAAATCTTTATCTCACCGTCCGGAGCCAAACGACCGAGCGCCGTTTTTGTGGGTTGTATTCGGGCTTTCCAACGGGTCGGGCCGGGTTCGAATCTTGTTTTAAACAAATCCTCGACGACCTTGGAAGTTGACATCGTAACCGTGCTTTGATCCGGCGTCCGCATGGTCGGATCGCCGATATCGCGCCAGTCTTGAATTTTGTCTCTGTACTTGGGAGAACTCAGGGCGGGTTGAACGATATGGGTTATCAATTCGCGCATAGCCATACCGGGGCCGTCAAATGCTTGATGTATCCAGAGTTTTCCCGGCGAAACCAACTGGCCGATAATACAGGCCGGATGATGCCAGGCATCATAAAAACGCACACCCACCGCACCGGGTATCACCGGCAATTCTTTTTTTGAAAAATGCTTATCAGGATTATATTCAGGCGTTACCGCCTTACCGAGCTGAACCGGGGCTGCCCGGCCCTTGACATAGCGAGCGTATTTGCCTTTATCTCCCTTAAACGCCGCTATATTAGCTAGGCGTGACATCGGGGCTAAATATTTATTCTCGCCATAAGGTATATTAAAAACCTTTTTAACAATCTTCAGACCGGAAGCCGGATCTTCGGCCACGATTTCCGGTTCATTGGCGACTTCTTCGGTCCAATGATCTTCGTCGGCAGGGTTTTGGGAAATCTGCACCCGCAGGATCGTATCTCGCTGTCTGGCCGCTCGCGCAATCGATAGATCATAAACTTCGCGGGGCAAGCCGGCATTGGCCTTTTCTTTAATGGGGGCCGGTTCTTCCAGCCAGATTATTGCATACTGCGGGCCTTGCAGCTTGGACAGCGCCGCCGGATCATCAATACCGAACAGATCCATCTCGACCTTCGGTGTCGAATGGATGATCATCTTTTTATAATCATCCTTAAAAGTAACAAATTTTCCTAAAACTTCTTGGATGTCCGGGGAGGTGGAAATTTTGATATTCTGGTGGGTATCGCGAATCAATGCGCCGCGTATATCTTTTTGGCAGCGTTCGGCATGCCGGATCAGACCGGCGACGCCGGCAAAGGTCTTACCTTCACCCATCGGCCCTTTCAATATAACGATATGAGCATCTGTGTGCACAAATGCGCTTTGGGTGGGTGAAAGATCAAAAACCAAATCCGACATCAAATAAATCCCTGTTGTTTAGTTTTGCCGGTCGGCAATTTTAACGACATACGGTTTAAAACCATCCATTTTATCGCCCGATTGAAATTTTTCATAATCCTCACTGCTGTCGATAATAATAATTCGGCCCTTGGTTTCATCATCCAACAGGCCGGCGTTTTTCAGCTTCAATTCGATGATTTTAGTTGCCATATTCATCGCTTTGATTCGTTGGGCCTGCATGCGGGCATCTTTAAGCACATAACCGATTGCCCGGCGCACAATTTGCTTAACAATATTCTTACGGTCTTTTTCCTGTTCAACCGGCGAGTTTAAAAGCTGAATCCAGCTATCCAATTCACCGCCAATCAGCGCCGTCGCCTCGGTCAAACGGTCTGCAAGCTCTTTAGGATCTTCCTTAGCCCAATCCAGACACTGTTTTTCCATTTCCTCCAGCGCATCCAGATCTTTGGGCAGTTCTTTATCAACATGGCTGCGGATGGTTTTAAAAGCGTCATCGTTGATTTGATCTTTGATTTTGGCAACATACCGGGTAACCGACGAATCGGACACGTCCGCTCTATACTCGGTGCGCAAAATTTCGGCGATCTTCTTAGCCACGGTAATGCCGTTTTTCATTAAATTCTGTACGGTCTCGGCATGACCCAGCTTTTCGATCTTTGACTGCGTGTTTGCCATAAAAATCCTCAAACAACCATTCAAAATTCTAAAAACGCTTTTATTCGGCCTGTCGCGTTGCAGATAGAAAGATTTTAAGCGTGTCGCTATTATATCACAGGTTTTTTGAAGATCCCGGCCGACAGGGGATGAAAAAATTATTTTTACTCTATTTTGCTTTATTTTGCTTTATTTAATGTTGCGTTTACCTTTCTTACCTAAAAAAGTGCTTGACAAGGGTATTTTCCCCGTTCCCCGGCTGTGATTCCCGTTCCCTCCTTCTGATCAAAAAAGTATTGATGAAAAGTTTGAAAAATCCCACACCAAACAGAGTGTGATGGGGGGAGGAGTCCCGGATCTCCCTCTTTTCGATTTCGCGTTTTCGACATCCGGCTGCTTGCGCTTCGGTCTCAACACTTCTTTACCACCAGGCCCAGGAAACGAAATCACATTTAAAAAAGGGTATGGATTTTTTTTATCCGCTTTCCGGGATTTTGTGATTTCGGGGATATTAAAAAAGGATTTGATCTGAAAAACTGAAAGTGACTAGGGAAAGAAAAAAGTTGATTTAAACTCCTCTTTACTATAAAGATTAATTATACCGTAGGGCATACGGAAATTAACGCCTGTCAGATATGAGAATGTGAGACCTGGGGAACAAGGGTTGGTTCGTAGCTGTAAAAGTTCTCATCTTGGGCAGTCTCAGGGCAGGAACCATTTTTGAACAGTGTGGATGCCAAATCATTTTCAGTTTTTCAAATTAACCCTTATTGCCTGTAATCGCCGATTTTGGCCCCTCGAAAAAGGGAAAAAAGTTTACAGAATTAGTTTTTATCAGACTTTGGCTGAAATCCATCGATATAAAAATGACCGTTCTGGATTGATTTCGCCAGATCTTAAATCTCAAAAACTGTCTCATAAATCCGAATCTCATTAAAATCATATTTCGCTGTAACCGCAGGTAATCCACCCTAATTGTCTCTAATCGCAATTCCGTTAAGACCCTCTTTTGGCAAACCCGCGAAAATCAAAGCTTTGTAAAGATAACGCGAGTAAACGCTGCCAGCGCCAATAATTACCGGGATAATCGAACCGGACTTAAACACCCCAGACCAGCCCGCGCCTACGATCTGGAGCCACCAAACAAAACCTATACAACCTTATACATCAAACAACACCGAAACTATCTTTTCCGGCGATAAGGCCCCTTGCCTTACGCGCCGGTACCAAACCTTCGCTTTTGTCGATGGACACCTGCGTCTTTGTGCCGCCAGATATACCCTGGTATCGGCAACTCATCTCCGCAACTTGGCCGGGCAAAACTTTAATTAATAAAAACGACGCAAAACGCTTTTTGCTTGACACTGACTTTTTATTATGTCAATTTTCGTAAAGCCGCATCAATAAAGGGTTTGTGTTTTGCCACCCCTCCCCCCTTTGGATTCCCAAAAGCTTCCTGACCATCTTTGCCGGCCTATTCGACTCCGGTTTTTCCAAACCGTCTAAAATTTTTAATCCTCTCCACGCCAATCACCATTTTCAAGCGTTTTAACAATCTACCATAGTTGGCCGAGCGTCTACCGGTGTTTGACCAATTATTTACCAATCTTTTTTCCAGGTATCCCGCAGCCCTGGCGGATCTTACCAAAAATACCAAAGTTGACCATTCTATCCTTATATATTTTTTTTATTTTTATATTTTTTTTCTCGCATACATTAAATAATAAAAAAACTTTGGTAAAAGCGGTAAGGAGTATTGATATTATTAAATAAATTGAATTTCAACTATGGTTTTAAACTGGTAGATAACTGGTAGAATCTACCAATAATTCGGTAGACTCCTTCAAAATTGGTCTAAAAATTAAAAAAACCGGAGGAGGGGAGCGGGAGCCACGGAGATCATAAGCCCGCTGATCCGGGCGAAGCAACGTCCATGGAAGGGGTAAAGATTACCGAAAACGAGGAAAAAAACGGAGTCGAGATTCGCTTTGCGCAAAAGCCGGACAGGGAAATCCTGGATATGCTAAAGTCAAAGGGATTCCGCTGGCACCGCAAGTTAAAATTCTGGTACGCCAAACGAACACCGGGCCGGCTGGCTTTTGCGCACGGCCTGGCCGAATGAAAAAAAATTTTTAACTATAAAGGAGACGCTAAAATGGGAGACACAACAAGTTTACATATGAATTTCACAAAAAGAGATCTGGATAAATTTAATGAAGTGCTCAAATCCGAACTGCATAACGGTGTTTTTTGGGACGACGTATATATTGAAGATAAAATTATTAACGCTACAATCTATGAAGCCAATTATGCCTGGAACACGCAATTGAGCGACCTGGCCGAGGCCGGGCTAACATTCGAAGGATCTCACGGCGCGGGCGCTATCGACTGACAACGAAAAATAGTGTTGTCCAGATAGCGACTATTCCCATACTCACAATTGCAATTAGCGGCTTCTCAGGGCTTTTCTTTACAGCAAAAACTGTAACCGCTATACATAATAATATGGTTTAAAAATTCAAATTGTTTTTTAAGCGGATTCCCGAGTTCAACCCTATCTTTCTGTTGTAAAAGATATTCATATTGGTTAACGATTACTAATTTCAAATCTTCGAGTGCTTCCGGTATCGACTCACCATATCCATATAAATCAGCATCGTATAAGCATGCGGTAAAATCTTCTGGGCTTCTTTGCTCAACAGCGATATTTAATGGCTGTTTTAATTCCCAATTTTCATCTCCAAGTGGTATTTTTAATATTGTTTCATTCATTTTTCAGACTCCCTCCTCTACCAGGCCGATGCCCATATAACAATGAGCGGTTTTTGTTTCCATCTTTTTTCCTATCGACTGACAACAAAAAATAGTGTTGTCCAGATAGCGACTATTCCCATACTCACAATTGCAATTAGCGGCTTCTCAGGGCTTTTCTTTACAGCATAAACAGCAAAAACTGTAACCGCTATACATAATAATATAGATGGTATTTTTAATATTGTTTCATTCATTTTTCAGACTCCCTCCTCTACCAGGCCGATGCCCATATAACAATGAGCGGTTCTGGTAACACTGCCGCGCTGCACTTCGCGTCGCCGGTCCTCCAACCTGAAATGCGTTTCCATTTGCAGATAAAAATTAGTCCGGCCCAAGGGATGATGCAAGGTCTTTTTACACCAGTCCTGATAATCTTCGTGCAGCTCGGCTTTAGGTGTATACAATTGAGGATTATCCTTATCAATCGTACACCGCTCCTCAACATATAGCAATATCGGATTAATGGCTTTAAAAAATACATTCTTTTCCTTTATCGTCCCTTCGGTCTCCGTGAATCCACCGGACCGTATCAAATCAATGGCACCGTCGAGCATCCACAAAAAAACACCGTTTTTTACTTTGCGCAGCTTTTCGCGCCGGTCCCGGTCGAATTCATGATCCTCGAATCGCCGGTTGAAATTAAGTACAATTATCTTGCGATAAAAACCATACGACTTGTCGCTGATCACCGGCGGCAGGTTCATACTGAAAATAAACTTAGCCTTATTTCGAAAGTCTACCCGCTTGCCGAATTTCAGCTCGCCGCTCATCATATCTCCAGAGATGCACTGTTTTAACTTCTGAACGCCGCCGCCGCTGTCTTTTTGAGGCAGCTCGGCGCAAGTCACCATCATCTTTGTTTGCAGATACGGCAGATTAAAACTTTTCCCCAGATCCTCTATCGACAATTCGGTTGCGTTTTCTTCACCGATTACGGCGGCAAGCGTATCCATTACCGTCCCCTTTCCGTTGGCTCCGGCACCGTAAAACACAATACACTTTTCGTATTTGGTCGTGTTGAGCAAAATGTATCCTCCGAACTGCTTTAGAATCCTGATTTTTTCGTCTCCCAGACATGTTTTGCCGAACTCTACCGGACGCCCGTCCGGGAATATCTCATTGAGCGTTTGATACCATGGATCGGCAGTGGCATCCAGATCGTACTCCACATCCAACTGCACCCGGGAACCATATTTGGGATCATGAGGGATCAGCAACGACTCCAAATCCAGGTTCAGCGGAACGTCCAGATTCGCAGGGATGCCGGACAAATCCACCATCCCGTTTTGCACATTAATCATCTGCGGATATTGCGGCCACTCGTCTTCCTCACGGTTAACCAGGCCCTCCAATACTTTTATAGATCCTGATATCCATTCCGGCTGTACTTTTTCTTTCAATGCATGTACGATCATCTGGTTCAATTTGCCGACCGGAAACCTTTTCCAAACTCCGCCGGAATACCGCCAAAACTCGCCGGACGTGCAGCATATGGGCGCTAAATACGCCGCCAGATAGCTTGCCATAAGGTGCACTGTAAAACGCGGCCTGTTGGTATGGCTCATTGTAAAAAACTCAGCAGGATCGATCTCAGCCGGCGTAGGCAGCCCCTCTGCTCCCTTGAACTTTTCTGCCGGCTTAATATGTATC